CCTACTGCTTGACGATATTCATCATAACTAGAAACATTTCCATACGCAAGCGATTTTTTTATCTCCTCAATTTTATCTGTTAACTCTTTACCCATCTGTTCCCAAAATTCCATACTATTCCTTACTGATCATTTGTGTGTCTACAAACTTACTTAAAACATCAGCAGCTTTGAGTGCTTTATCTCTATTAATGTTTTCTGAAGTTTTAGCTAAATCAAGAAGACCTTCAAGAGCAGCAATCGCCATCTTAGTGTCTCTGTCTTTTTGCTTCTCTACTTTCTTACTGGACATATCAGCGCCAGCCTTGAACATATTCAATTGTAGTTCTGCTTCTTCTAAAGTTAATTCACGATTTTTCAAAGCAGAAGAAGTAAGTTCTTTAGCTGCAGATATTTCAAGTTTTTGTTTTTCAATTTCAACACGCTGTTGTTCAAGTCCTAACATCTGTGCTTCAGGTGACTGTGCCATCTGCTGCGCTGCCATTGCTGCCTTAGCTTGCTGCACTTGTTGTGCTGCCATCATTTGTACTTGATCAAGGATACGAGGATCATTAGGATCAACCATTCCATCAGCTACTGCCTGTGGTCCGTACTGTTGGATTAGTTGTTCTGATACACCAAGTATTTGTTCTTTGTATTTCATTATAATATGTTCTTGAATATTAGCCTGAAGAATAGGAACAATCCTTTGCATCAGAGGATTACCACCATTCATTGGGTCTTGAATAAAAGAAGTTTTAATTTGAATATGTGCTTGATGATCTTGACCGGGGAAGGCTTGAATTGGCATACCCTTAACTGCCGCTTGAATATCGCTTACAGGATCAAGAGGTTCAGGATCAGGTTTACGTGGCATAATCTTATCTAGGTTAGGAAGATTAGCTGCTGTAAGAATGGTCCTATTTAGTTCCTCTACGTTGAACATGCCGGGAGGTGCTGATTGAGACAACTGAAGTGCTAGTTGTGCCATCATCATCCGGTGAGCAGAGGATGGAATATTAGGATCAGATACTGGAATAATATCAATCCTACCATCAAAGTCACTCTTATAAATGGTAAGAGCATTTGATGGAATATCAATCATTGATTCATCTGGTAGGTATTCATTATTAATCCTACCTAGCAAACTAAATTCTCTATGCTGAGATTTATGCAGTCGTTTATGAATTGCACTAAAGAACTTACTACTAGCCTCTAGCAAAGCCATTGTAGTTCCTACTGGTCCATAGTTCGCACCATCAGAAATAACTTGTTCTGTAGTATCTGCAAACTTCTGAGCAGTTGCACTTACAAAGTTGAGCATCTGGAATAGAGTTTGTGAAGGTTCTTTGTATGGTAGGTTAATGATCATCTTACTAATATCATTACCTGTAGCTTCTACTTCTCTAAACTCACCGGGACTAATAGGATCATTGTCTCCTACAATCCGCATACCTTTAGCTTTAAAGCCACCGGGAAGATTAGCAAACTGTCCTGCATCAACCAAGCTACGCATAGCAGCAGTAGCAGTCATAGTAAGATTACCAAGGAAATGAATAAGACCTAGACCATAGAAACCAAATCCCGGTACAAACTTGTAGTGTGTAAAGAAAGTTTTCTTTTCTCTACGAGGATCGTCTTGGTTATAGTTCCTACGAATAGACAGAACCTTTCTACTTTGTTCCTCTATTGTAACAATATAGGGTAGCGGAACTTCATCTTCATCTCCAAACTTACCGGGAAGATCAAGATAACAATGTTGTTCAAGAAGAACATATTGAGGATCATTATCTCCTGATGGAGACATTCCCATAATTGTATCCATCTTCTGTGCAATAGGAGTAAGATTAGGCATACCTGCTTCTGGTAGTTCTTCATCATGGTACATGCCTGATGCCATGTCTCGTCGCATCTCAATTGGACTACGGAAGATGACATGGGTATACCGATCTGCATTCTGTAGATCAGTAGCGTAGTAAGACACATAGAACTGATCAATAGGAATAAACTCTGATACTGGACGATTAAGATTACTATCAAAGTAAATCTTCTTAAAGGCAGAACCAATAAGAGGTAGATGAAACAACATACGTTCAAACTCATCGAAGTATTCTGTCATCTGTTCTTGAACTTGATAGTTCATAAACTCTTTGACTCGTTGTGCTTGTTGTTCTCGTTCCTCTGAAACATTACCGATGATGCGGGTCTTTACTGGTCCAGCAGCAGGGAATAGTTCCTGAGTAGCCTTAGACTGAAACTTAACTGCTGACTCAATAAGGATAGGATGTACTGCTGTACATGCACCTTCAAATGGTTCTGAACCTTCTTGAAGCTTTAGACCTAGCAGATCAAAGCCTCGCTCAAACATACTTTCCCAATCAGCACGGGAATCTTTATCTGCTTCATAGTTATCACATACTTGAGTTGATATTTCTAGTAGTTCATCTTCATCAAGTTCTGTAACTAAGTTACGAAAGAAATCTTTACCTTCTTCCTTTACCTGCTGCTTAGATAAATCTTCTCCTACATTACTATCAAACATAACGACAACACTGCCATCAGTTTCATCAAACTCCATTGTAGGTGCTTCACCTTCTACCTGTTCCGATACCTCTGTTTCAATTATAGAAATCTCTACTTGAGGAATAGGATCGAATGGATTGCGTTCAGTCGCCATTGTTATATGTATCCTTAAATTTTAAATATATGTGCTGCATTAAATCTTTTTGATACTTACGCCATTTACCTTTACACATTTTAGTAATAGTACAATCACATGGTGTCTTAGTACATCTGTATTCTTTATAGTCAGGTCGTACTAAGCCATGGTTTATACCATGTTCAAAACCAAATGTCAACTAACATTTCCATCTTTTACGTGCTTGTCGTAAGCGTGAGTTAGGATTCTTAGCTGCTTTAGGAAACTTCTTCATTTGTCCTGCAGATCGCGCACAGTAACTCTTTCTACGTGCTGCTCGTTTACCTGTAGGTTTTTTCTCTGTTACCGCTGTTTGAAGTTTACTACCGGGGTTTTGTCTCCGGTACTTAGCTACGCCTTTAGCTGACAGACCTGCTCCTTGTTTAGTAGGTCGCTTATTTCCGCTACCAATAGTCATACCCTTCATATTACTTTTTTTTCGTTTAGCTGGCATTATGTAACCTTTCTATGACTTCTGGTTTTTTTAGCAATTCTTTTAGGTTGCTTTACAAACTGCTTACCTTTTTTAGTTCCTTTACGTTTAGCTTTAGTAGTAGCATCATAGTCTTTTTTAGACAAAGACTTTATTGCTTTCTCTGGTAAATATCTTTCACCTGTAGCTTTCTTACCTTGAGTTGATGGCTTGCCTGACTTAGTTCGCCACTTCTGCTTAGTCCATGCCTTCAGACTACGTTGAGGTTTTTTTAAATTAGACACTAGCTTCTGTAACCTCCACCTGCAGCTTTGTATCTTTTAGCTACCATCTGTGCTTTACGTGCACTCCACTGTCCCGGCTTGCCACCTTTACCTCCTGCCTTTACAGCATTAAATATTCTTTTGCGTAAAGCAGGTTTAGTGTAGTTACCTGACTGATTAACTTTAGATTTTGTTTTTTTCTTAGGAGACATTATCTATTCCTTACTGCACCAAATCCTCGCATTGCTGCACCTACTCCTATCCTACCACCTGTTTTCTTTTTAGGAACAGCATCCATATCAACTACTACATTAGCCTTCTTTTTATTACTTGGTATCTGAACACTACGGCCACCTGATCCGCGACTAGTAGTACTATATTCTTTTGTATCTTTAGGTTTTGATTTAGGTCTAGGAGCAAGTTTTGGTTTAACTTTAACTTCTGGTTTAGGACGCGGACGAGGAGCAGTTTTGGAAGACTTCTTTTTTACACTTTCTTCTTCCTTGGCTTTAACTTTAGGTATGCCACTTAAAGCTGGTCCAACTTTTGCAGTAAGCCTTCCTGCTTTTCCTATAGTATTTCCTATTTTAACATCTCTATTAGAAGTACCTCTAAAATTTTTTCCTGTGCCTCTAGGTTTATTTAAGTTCCGTGGAGAAGCTGGATGAGCAGTATCTTCTTTTAATAACCTATCTTTAGCTTTTAATAAAATATCTTTAGCTTGTTGTTTATTAGTTTTTGTAGAACCACCTTTAATATTTTTTAATAATTTTTCTACTTGTGGTTTACCTATTTGCATAG